TTATCTATCTTATTTTGAATGTGCTGAACCGTGTCTCCATAATTCAAAGCTTTTTTTCTTGAGTTTTGCAAAGCAACAGCCTTTGAGTAATCATTAAAATATGACTCAAATATTTCAAGCTGCGCTTGTTTTGCGAAATAATCAAACTCAGATGGGGACACATATCCTCTGTTATCTTTGTTCAGCAAAAACATAACAGTATTTCTTACGCTATTTATCATAGGATATATTTTCTACAAAAGTACAAAAAAAAAGAGGTCACAATTTGTGACCCCTCTCCCTTTCACGGTGTATACAATGTAATTACAATTTGTTTGTAATGTTTTGTAAAACATCAAGACCTTCGTCTGTCTTAAAGAACATAGCAAGAGCTCCGTATACGTTCTCTCCGAATGGAGCAACCATAATCTTATTGTTCTTGTCATCTGCCCATGTAACAGTTCTATTATCTCCCTTGATGTGTAATACTCCCATCTCTACAGCTCTTACTGCTAGGTTTCTTAATTTTAGATTTTCATCGTCTACTAAGTTCATAAACTCTCCAGGGTTTTTCTTAGCCCAAAGAATCATATCACGTCTAAGCTCTGATGAGGTTAAAGTAGAAACATTTCCTTTCATCACAACACGAGCAATAGCCTCTAGGTCGTTGATGTCAAGGTTTTTAGCTGCTATTTGAGCGTCTAGCTCGGAATATAAGCCTTCAACCTCTACAGAAGCATTCTTTTCCTTATCTAGTTCAATAAATGTCTTTCCATACGACGGATGAATAAGCAAAAACTTTTGAAGGTTTACATTCCAATCTGGAACGATTAGCGTTCCATTTTCAAATGTAATAGGCTCTAAGGTAACTATTCCATCTTGCTCATCCACGAAAGGGGTGATTTGATTAGTAGCATACCTTAATGCTCTATTTAGTTTTCCGTCAAAATATGTGAGAGGTTTTCTTCCTGTATGTTTTACAGGAATCATCATTCGAATAGGAGATTTATTTCCAGTTAATATAAATATTCTATTCTTTTGTTCTAGGTCGGGTAATATTGAGTTGTACCCAAAACTTTTTGCAGTTTTTGTTGCCATTTTATTTATAATTTAATTTGATTTAAAAAAAGAAGATGAGGGGCAATTATATGCCCCTCTCTCCTATAATGATTATTGCATCAAGATGAAGTTGTTAGCTCCCATTGTACAAAGCGCACGCTCTGACAAGAAGTGAACTTCCATTGCATCTTTGTCGCTAGTCATAGCTCCTCCAGCAGAACCAACAACCCAAGACTTGTATTTTCTGTCTTCAGTTGGAGATACTCGGTAACGAACGTGTAAGAATGGTCTCTTAGCGTTCTCTCCAAGTACTTGGTCGTATACTGTAGTAGTACCAGCAGGTACAACGATACCATCAATACCACCTACGTTACCACGAGTAGTAGCATCGTTTAAGTATTTCCAGTCAGACTTGTAGAAGTCGTATCCGATACGGAATCCTGTAAACCCAAGGTTTAGGGCCATATCTTCGTCGTTGTCAAACAAACCGTAAGAAGCTGTAGAAGCTCCAGAGTTGTTTTGAGCAGCTAATACTTTGTCAATATCAAAAGATGTTGCACGATTAGCGAAGATTACGTTTTCTTGAATAGCTCCTTCTTTGTCAAGAACTTTAGCTAAAGCCTCTAAATCTTCTCTAGAGTCAATAGTACCAGAAGAAACGTTACCGCTGGTTTCGACTTCATAGAAAAGACCTTTAGTTCCTTTGTAGTCATCAGCAAGTGCTGCTACACCAGAACCAGCTCCAGCAGGCTCACCTTCAATCATAGAAGTTTCAAGGTAATCCTCGAAACGTAAGCGAGTTTCGCTTTCTGATTTCAAATACCAAAGGTATCCAGAAGCTCCGTTTTCAGTAGATACTTCTACCCACCCAACGTGTGCCATCTCAGAACCAGATACTTCGTACTTGTCTTTGATGATGATTGGGTTATTTTCTTTAGCTTCGAAATCAGCTTCAAGAGAACCATCCATACCATTCTCTCCTTTACGGAATTCAGAACCATAAACGAAGATTGTCACAGGGTCATCTGCAGCATACAAAGCATCTCCTCCAGAAGTAACTTCTACTAAGCTGAGGTTTTGATACAAAGCAACATCGATACTGTCATCTGCAGAAGCATTAGTAATAAGGGCTTTTGCTTGAACACCGTTTGGTCCAGAAATAATAATAGTCTGGTTTGTGCGGAAGCTATGTCCTGTTACTGCAATAGTGTTTGCGTCTGTAATACTACCAGAAGCCTGTACGTGTAGTCTTCCTTGCTCACTCCACTTGATTAAGTCAGAAGAAGAAGGAATCTCAGCTCCTACCATACGCAAGAAAGAAGCTACAGAACGATTTCCGTAACGCTCAAATTCTTGCTCATATAAATCTGGTAGATATTGCTGAGCAAATGTATATTGTGCATTAGTCAAGTAGTTGCTGTTTTGCAAAGACTTGCCAGGTGCAGGTGTTAACGATGTGCCGTCGCCAGCTCCAGCGTTGATTGAAACTGTGCCAGTTCCAGACCCGTCAAAATTAATAGTTTGTCCCATTTTTTTAAATGTTTAAGGTTTTAAAATTATTTTTTTCTTATTTTAAGCCCACGACCAAAGTTAGCACCGTCATTGACGACTTTAAATTTAGTCCCAGGTTTCGATGAATCAACTTTAGAACGCACATTCATATCTATATTTTTACCACCCTTAACAACTTCATTTACCGCATCTGCTTTACCTTGCTCATAAAAGAACTTAGCATAAGCTTCTGGGTTCATAGCCATGTTAAGAGCTGTGTGATATTTCTGCGCATCCTTCAAAACACCTTTTTCATCTAAAAACGATTGTACAAAGTTGTTTAAATTCATTTGTTTTTCAACAACTTCTTTCTTGTCTTTAGGTTCAAAGTTTAAAGTTTTATCGCCGATTTTAAATTCAAAACCTTTGAATTCCTCGCCAAAAAACTTTGAGGTTTTCTCTTCAAAAGTTTTCCTTTGAGAGTTTATAACCTCTTGTTCCTTAGATTTTTCATCATTGTATTGCTTATAAAACTCAACAGCCTTTCTAGCGTCTTCAGGTAGTGCATCCGTACTTGACTCAAGCGGTGCTTTATACTTATCCCTCATCTGCTCAAAATACTGCTTAGCTTTATGTAGCTCTTGCTTTTTATCAAGACTCTTCCTCTTAACATCCTTCTCTGTATCAGTGCTTTCGTCTACAGTGAATTTATCCTCTATTAAATAATCAATATCAGAATCGTCAAGCTCAGGGTTTGATTGCTTATAGTATTCACGCAGTAAAGTTGTTTCTTCATATTCAGAAACATCCTCGTTTGCTTTTACAAAATCTTTTAAGCCACGCTTAGTATCGTTTTTGTATTGCAAATACTTCTCAACCTCCTCAGGAAGCTCTTGTGTATTTTTGTCTTTATTTGAAAGAACGTTTTCTAATTCCTCAAGCCCCATACTATATTTACTAGTAAGGAACTCAGCAATTATCTCTTCTTTAGAAACCTTTACCTCTTTTTGTTGTTGAGGTTCATCGGTTTCTTTTTCAGCAGGGACTTCTTCCTCTGCTTTAATATTTTCATCAGCTTCTGGCTGTTGCTCAGGAGCTTTTTCTTCTTGAACTTCCGAGTTTGTTGTATTTTCACTTCCGACTTCGGCAGTTTCTTGCTCTTTTTTATCTTCTTCCCCTTTTTTTACAGGAGGTTTAGATAGGTCAACTTTAAAGTCGACATCTTGATTTACGTCACTCATAATAGATTAAATTTAAATTTATACTGCAAAATTAGTTAAAAAAACTATACGTTTTCTGGGGCTACTGTTCCCGCAAGATTACTCATAACTTCATTTGCTTTTCCAGATTGCGTAAAGTCAACAGGCGGTAAATCTTGCTTTCTCTGTCTTATTAATTTACTCTGTTGAGTAGCTTGTTTATCTGTTCTGTTATCTTTCCTGTCTTCCTTATATTTTTCCTTAGAAGTAGATACATCTTTTTCCATTTGCTTCAATTGAAGTTCGAATTGATGCTTTAACTGAAGAAGCTCTTTGTCAATTTCTTTCTGAGCCTGCATTTTCTGCATTTCTAATTGACTCTTCATTTGAGCAAATTCAGATTCCATTTGAGATTTCATCTGCTGCTCTTGCATTCTTCCTTGAGATGCAGCTTGAGCAGACTGTGCGTTTGCTTGACTCTGCATTTGGATGTTTCTTTGCTGAATCTCCATATCCTCTTTCTGCTTTTTCTTTTTCTTTATTTTTAAAAGAGAATTGGCAAGAGTAAAGTTCTTTACGGTTCTAATATCTATAGCGTCATCCAAATCAATTTGTTTAGCTTGAATTGATTGCTGTATATTTTGTTCTAGTTTTTGTTTCTCCTCTTCATCTGGTTCTATTTCTATAAATACACCAAAATCATGAAGATGCACTCCTAGTATTTCTTCAACAACCTCCATGTTGTTTTTGCCAATCATTTTAGCAAAATCTTCAG